GCGGCGGGATCGCCCCCCGCTCGCCTGTCTCTGCGTGGTAGCGGATGATCTCACCCACCGCAGAGCGCGGGTCACCGAGCGCGTTGACGACGGCGGGGAGGGGCAGGGGGAGGGTCTCGCCGGGCTTCAGCAAGTAGGTCCGGTGGTCCCAGGCGAACTTCCAGGTGACGTCGTCGATCGAGGTGACGAGGAGCATGTCGTGTTCCAAGAGGTACGGCCGGCGTACCTCTTGGAGCCGGTGGCGGTCCTCGGGCTGGGTGACCCCGCGCCGAGAGGCCATGGGCGTTATCTGCACGCCCCGGGTGGGAACACCGCGCTCTCTGGTCGCCCCGGCGAACCGGGGCTCTTTCAGCGCCGGCATCTCAGACGATCCGCACGAGGACCGGGATGCCGACTGTGACCGGGGGTGTCACCGCGTCCTTGGTCTGCAGGATCACCCCGACGGTCTTGCCGAGCGTGGGTGTCGCAGCCGACTTGCCCTTGCCAGCGTGGGCTGTTGTCGCGATGCACTGGTCACCGGCCGTCGCCGTGACTTGGAACAGGACTGTCGCCACGCCGGTGGTGCACACCATGACCATCCCGCCCGCGACGGGGTCCGTCCCGAGCGAGGACCCGCCCACGCAGACCCCGACGATCTCCTTGGACCCGGCCGCAGGGCACTTGACCGCGTGCAGGACGACGGCGGGACCAGCGTTGGTGTCGCCGCCTGTCGACTGTGTGTACGGGGTCTTCACGATGCAGATCGACCCGACGACGGGCAGTGTTGTCGCTGTCGCCGCGTAGATCTGGATGCCCTGCGCATAGCGCGGGGACTCGTTCCCCGCAGCGAGGGCGTTGGTGCTATCGACCCAGGGCATCTGTTCTCCTATCCGGTCAGCGCGGTGAACTTGCCGTTCATCTGCGGGTTCGGGCAATGCAGGATGCCCGAGACGTAGGTGAGCGAGACGATCACGAACTGGTTGACCGCCTGCTGGAAGGGCTTCACGTCGAAGTCGCCGTTCTCGTTGATGACGAGCTCGAAGTAGTCGTCGTTCAAGAAGAACAGGTTGCCCTTGGTCCCCGTCGGTGTGATGTGCTCGTCCACCATCCACGGCTGGTTTCGGTACCACCCGCCCGAGAACCCGCCCGAGGCGAAGGTCTGGTCGACGACGTTGGTCGGCGTCCAGTACTGGCGCGACGATGTGATGAGGTGCTCGTAGCGGGTCAGGTTCGCCCGGGTGGAGACGACGGACTTCGGCGCCCTCGCACCGCGGGTGCACAGGTCCCACAGGGAGTCCATCGCGGCGATGGACAGTGTCGTCGTCGAGTCGTTCACCTGGGCCTTCAAGAACGGGTACGCCGAGCGGGACAGGCCGCCGTAGGTCGCTGCGATCGCACCTGTGTCGACGATCACGTACATGCCTGTGAATGTCTTGTAGTTGACCCCCGCCGACCAGACCCCGTAAGCGAGCTTGTCCTGGAGGTCCATCTTGGCGTTCTCGCACTGCTCGACGACGTAGTTCGCCACCGCGTACTCAGAGTCCGCGCGGGTGAGCGTGCGCTGGTCGAGGGTGACCGAGGTGTAGTACTCCTTCCACTCGAACGCCAAGGAGAGCTCGGTGTTCGACGGCTCGACGTTCAGCACCTCGGGGCCGTAGAACGACCCGCCGGTCGACCACGGCAGGTAGATCACCCGCTCTTCTAGGTGCAGGCCGCCGCGCTTTACGACCTTGTTCTTCGACCACAGCCTCCACGTCCACGGCGAGCCGAGGTAGTACACGTCGGTCGCCTCCTCGCGAAGGATTCGGCGTGACATGGAGGTGATCGTGTCGATGCCAGTCGGGGTGAGTGCGGCCATCTACCTATCCTTCCGGGCTGCCCCGAAGGGCCTGAGCAAGTTGGTCGACTGCGGTGCGGCGCGAGTTCTCGTCGAGCCGCCCGTCGCCGGGACGTGCGGTGAGCGGGGCGCGCTGGGGCGTCTCGCCGACGGGCGATGCCCCGGTCGACAAGGCCGTGAGGAGGCGCTTTCGCTGCTCGTTCGCCTCGGCGACGGTCTGGGGCGGCAGGGGCGCCGGGAACTGAGGGGCCGGCACGGCGGCCGAGCCGGGCTGGGGCGGCTCGGCCGTTGCGGCGGGGGCGCCGAGGACCTTGGCGAAGAGCACGTCTGTCTGGCGCAGCACGAACTCGAGCGCGTCGGTGCACGCCCGCTCGACGTCGCCGCCGTAGGCCATCTCCAAGGCGCCGGGCAGGCCGCGGCTCCCCGCGGTCTGGGCGACGGCCTTGATCTCTGTGCGGGTGAGCCGGTCGCCGTAGCGCTGGGCGAAGCTCACGCCGGCGTCCTGGGCGGCCTTGGTCCAGCGCTGGCGCTCGCGCTCTGACTCAGAGATCTGGGCGCGCTCGCCGAGCTCTTTCACCTGGCGCCCGAGCTCTTGGTTCTGGCGCCACAGTTGGGCCTCGAAGGAGTCCGGTGTCACGTGCGCCGGCAGCTGGGCCGCGGGCTCGGGCTCAGGCGGCGGCACCGTCGGCGCAGGAGGCTCGACCCCGAGGTACGCCTGGCGCACCCGACCGGCCCGCTCGGGGTCGGCGAGTGCCTGGCGCAAGAGGACCAGCTCGGCGCGCTCTTCGGCCGAGAGCGTCCCGAAGGGGTCGGCAGCCGGTTCGGGCGCCGACACGGGTGGCACGGCGGCGACCCCGGGCCCACCCGCGTCAGACGCGCCCCCCTCGGCAGGGGTCATCGTCCCCGCCGGAGGCTTCACGGGTTCGCCGGGGGGGCCTCCGGCCGCCCCCGCGCGCTGGCGCTCGTCCCAGATCCCGCGCATCGCCGCGTCGAGCGCGCCGGGGTCGAACTGCCCGGGCTGGCCCTCTGGGTCAGGGACGGCGAACAGGTCGGCGATGGAGCCGCCGGGCATCGGCTATGTCCCTCCCCCGCCGCCGCCGGCCGCCGACATCGCGACGAGCTGGCGGATCTTCTCTGCTGTCGCCCCCGAGGGCGTGATCCCCGGCGGTCCCGACGCCGTGGACGGGGGGAGTTGCGCCATGCCGGGGGCACCGCCTCCCGGTGGCGCGCCACCGGGACCGCCTGGGCCGCCGGCGGTAGGCGGCTGGGCACCCATCGCTCCGGGGCGGGCTCCGGGTGGGCCGGGAGCGCCGGGCGTGAGAGTCGACTGGTGCATCATGCCGAGCACAGTCGTCTGGAGCTGGAGGAGCGGCATCGCGTATTGGGTCGCGTCGGGGGCGGTCATGGTCGCGGTGAGTGCCTGGAGCACGTCACGCAGCCCCTCTGCGACCGACGCCGGCCCCTGTGCCCCTCCACGTGCCGCCACGATCTACAGGTCGGGGTAGTTCCGAGGCTCGGGGATCTTGCCCGTCGCGTTCGGGTTCGCGCCCCAGGCTGTCGCCTCGGTCTGGCCCTGGTTCATGATCTGGGCCTTGCCCTTGGGCGGTGGCCCGTAGTTGGGGCGCACCTTGTTCTGGTCGTTCGCCACCTGGCACCTCCTGTTGGCCGCGAAGGCTAGCGCGTGTCCAGGCGGTGAGGACAGACCCTCGGCGCGGACGCGAACGGACCCCGGGCGACACGGGATTGGGAGCGTCAGCCCGGGGTCCGTTCGGCGGTCGCGGTTCAGCGGCCCTTCCGCTTGTGGCTACGGTGCTCCTTGCGCTTGGCCATCTGCCTCACCTCCCCTCGGGTCGGAGGGATAGATCCTGGGACTAGCGCGCCATCCGCTTCATCTCGCGGGGCGCGATCTCGCCCGCACGCCCCCTGCGCGTGCCTTTCTTCGCCATGCGCCTTTCACGGCGCGACGAGGGCTTGCCCCACGTCCGGCTACCTCTCGTGCGAGCCACGACGGCCTCCTCGCTTGTGGTGACGGCGCCCGGCGCGCTTGGTGCCGCGGGCCTCGCGCAGGCTGGCGGCCACCGCCTGGTTCTGGGGATGGCCGGCCTTCATCATCTCGCGGATGTTTGTGCCGACCGTCTTGCGTGTGCTGCCCCGCCGCAGCGGCACCGGACCGCTACTTCTCCTCGGCCGGTGTCCACGCGCAGCACGCGTCGTGGAAGCCGATGCAGCCGTTGGCGCCGAAGACGACGTCGTCGGGCTCTTCGTAGATGTTCGCCGCCGCGAGACCGACGGGCTCACCGCCTGTCGGCCCGTGCTTTCCGATGCGGGTCCCCCGTGTCGTGGCGATGATCCGGCCACGGCTCGTCGTCGACATCTCCTGGGAGAGCGTCGCCCGGTTCTCGGCCAGCTCGGCAAGGTCCACGGGCCGATGCTAGCCCCTCAGTGCTCGTGGGTCCCTGACCCCGGGCCCTCGTGGTGGGGCCCGCCCCCGGTCTCGTCGGGCTTGTGCCCGAGCGCAAGCTCCAGCTGGATCTGCTGTTGCTGGGCCTGGGCCATGCGCTGGAGGATCGCCTGGGCGTGGGCGACCTGGAACGCCTGGAGGACGTACTCGTTGTCGACCGCCCCCATGCCCTTCAGCTGGACGGCCTCTTGGATGCGCGCGGCGCGGCTCGTCGGCTTCACCGAGCCGGCGTGGACCTGGAGCGAGAAGCGCAGCGGCTCGGGGGCCCCGGGGCCGCTCGGACAGTAGAAGTGGTTGGCCGCGAGCCGGATCGAGGTGAGCGCGCCCTCGGGGCCGACGATGGCGACCGTGCGTGGCGCGTCGTAGTTCAGCACCACGAGGTTGCACGCCAGCTCGAACGCCTTTCTGAGCGTGAGCTCGAGGTTGCGCTGCGCGGAGCGGATGCGGATGAAGCCCGCCTCCTGGGTGGCCGAGACCTGCTTGTCGGTCGCCCGGCCGCTGGGGACCTCCCCGCGCTGGGTGCCCTGGATGCCGGCGATGCGTTCGATCTCGTCTCGCCAGAACTGGATGAACTGCATGAGGATCGAGGGGAGCGACGGCGGGTTGAGCCACTGGGGCGACTTTGTCTTGGCCCCCGGGCCCCCGTCGACGTCGTAGATGCGCCCGGGCCGGTTCACGAACGTCGAGCGGTCCATGCCCGAGCCCTTCACGCCGATGAAGATCGGGTTGCCGGTGTACTCGATGTTGTTCTGGACGAGCGCGACGAGGCGGTTGAGCGCGATCTGGCAGGGTCCGATGTCCCGGACGACCGCCGAGGACCAGAATGTCCCGGTCTCCACGTCGACGTAGCGCACGTAGGGATGGCGGTTCGTCGCGTACAGGTTCGAGGCCAGCTCGTCCAAGAGCACGCGCCCGCCCGAGTGGACGATCACCCGCCACTCGGCGACCACCGTTGTCTCGGTGGGCTTGGTGGGATCCGCCGGGGTCACGGTCTCGAGGTAGTTCTCCTTGATCCAGCACTCGTAGACGTTGACCGCCCGGTAGGGGGCGTTGCGCCCGGGTGTCGAGGACGCCCCGCCGGGCGGACCCCAGGTCGTCGGGCCCTGGCCGGCGTTGATGGGGATGAGCTGCAGCCGGCTTCCCTTCTGCTGTTCTGTCTGGCGGGGCCCGAGGTGGTCACGTGTGACTGTCGCCGCCTTGGTCGCCTCTTCTATGAGGGACTTGGACACCGAGGGGTAACGGCGCTCGATCTCGGCCGGGGTCATGGTGTGGACCTCGATGATGAACTCGGCGTCGTCCATGTTCGTCGCCACGGGGTCCGGGTAGATGCACCACGGCGAGACGTGCTCGCAGGTGATGTCACCCTTCCCCGCTGTCTTGCCCTGGTCCCAACCCACCTTGAGGAAGCCGGCGCCGTACATGGAGGCGTCCCAGAGCATCATTACGACCTGGGCGTACCACCCGTCGGTGAGATAGACGCTGTTCACGACGGCTTCCAACTGCTCGCCGAGCATTGTCATCGTCGTGTAGTAGGGGCTGAACGGGTCAGCTGCGGGCGTGACCGAGCAGGTGATCTCCTGGTCGGTCATCCATCCGACGCGTGCGTCGATCGTCGGGAACACCTCGTTCGCCCGCACCCCCGCCGCCGCGGGCAGCGCCGTCGAGACGCGGTTCATGGTGAGGCGGAAGTTGCGTTCCCACTCTTTTTTCACCGAGCCCCGCGCCTGGCGGGCGACGGTGTAGAGCATCCGCAGGCGCTCGACCATGCCGGTCTGTGTGTAGCTCGGCGGCCGGGTGACCTCTACGAGGGTCATCAGTAGTACCCGTGGAGGACGCCGAGGAGGGCGTCGACCGCCTCGTCGTGGCCTGGTTGAGGTTCCGACTCCGCCCGGTCCAGGCGCGCTGCGCGTCGGGCGGCCATGCGCGCGCCCTGACACTCGGCACATCGGCACCAGTGCTCGATGAAGCCCTCGGGCGTACCGTGCCAGTCGCTCCTCACGCGTTCGCCTTGTCGTGTTCACGCCTGAGCGTCGGCTCGAGGTCGGCCATCCGGTCCGCTTCGGTCATCGAATGCAGCTCGTTCAACGCTGTCGTGTCGGCGGCGTCGACGGGCACGAGGCGGCACTCCATGTTCGTCTCGGCCTCCTCGCGCGCCTGGGCCTCTTTCAGCGCGTCGCGGAACTCCCGGTCGTTCGCGACATAGCGGCCAACGACGGGGTCCCAGCGGGCGATGTCGCGCTGGGTGCGGACCTTTGCGAGCCCGAAGCGGCGCACGCGACGGGCCGCAGCGGCGTGGGTGACGCAGAAGATGCGGTCGGCGGGCGTGGGGGAGACCAGCTCCTCGCCACCCCTGTCGCAGCGGTACGTGTACTCCATCACTCCCATCCTGTCGACCAGTCCTCGATCTCGCCGTCGACCATGTAGGGCGAGGCGCGCTCGTCGAGAAGGCTAAGCGCGCCCAGGTGGTCGGCGGGGGAGCCGCCCCCGGCGAAGCTGATCGCGCGCGCGCCCTGGGCGGTGACGCCGCCCCGGGGCAGGTGGGCGACCTGGTTCCAGTCGAGGGACTGGGCCTCGGTCAGGCAGGTCACGACGGCGATCATGTAGGCCATCACGCAGTCGTCGTGGCCCGAGCGCCGGGCCGGCCCGAACTTGCCTGTCGGCAGGCAGACGTACTGGGACATCTCGTAGTGGGTGCCCGGGTGGTGGATCACGACCTGGCGGCGCAGGACCGCGGCCTTGGTCATCCCGATCAACTGGTTCTTCGTTGTGTGCGTCGTGTTCCACCCGAGGACTTGGGTGGAGCGCTTGGTGTGGTCGGGCCGCCGGTCCGTCCACAGGTTCCGGTAGTGGGCGTCACGGAAGACCTGCATCACCGTTCGGCCACCCCCCTGGACTTCGGTGTTCAGGAGCGCTGTGTTGTAGAAGTAGGCGAGGGCGAGGGCAACCTGGCCGATGCTCCCGGGGTCTGATTGTGCCCGCCACACCGCGCACTGCTCGAGCGTCGCGCGGTTGAGGACCTGGATGCAACCCGGATCGCCCTCGAGCGTCCAGGTCGGGTCGACGGCCACGACGTAGCGCTGCCGCTTCAGCTTGTCGGGGAGCTTGTAGGTCGACAGGTGGCCGGCCACCGACTCGCTGAAGCTGAGCCTGCCGTTGTCGTTGTACAGGTAGCCGCGGGAGTGACCGACGTCGGGGAAGTAGCAGCGGTCGAGCACGTCGGCGGGAAAGACGTTGGACCCCGTCGACAAGAACGCCTCTTGGGGCGTCGTGGGGTGCTCTTCGTGGAACTGGTCGAGGCCGCCGGGGAACCCTGCGATCTTCTTGCGCCTCCAGGCGAGCTTGCCGAGAATGCGGCTCGGGTCGATCTGCTCTTTCAGCATCAGCTCGACGAGCGCTTCCTCCTCTGAGTCGAGATCCCCGTAGCGCAAGTGGTGGCCCTGTACCTCGTACTCGGGGTGCGGGTACCAGGGGAAGAACATGGGGACGAAATCGCTCTCGCCGGCGACTGCGGCCTGCCAGGTGTCGTAGAAGAACCCCCCGACCCCGTTCGCCGTGGACTCCAAGATCCAGATGGTGCCGTGCTCGTTGGGCATCGCTGTCACGAGGCCCGGGATGATCGTGTCGGTGAGGTCGCCCCAGCGCGACACCTCCGAGCAGTGCGCGGCGTGGATGGTCATGCCGCGGCCGACCTCTTCTTTCTTCGCGGTGGCGACCTTGATCGTCGAGGCGATCGGGTCCGAAAAGACGAGCTGCTCCTTCGAGTAGTACTGCGTGTCGTAGAGGTCGTGGAACGGCCCGAGGTCGTAGTAGCGCTTCGTCATCGTGTAGAGGTACTCGCTGTCGTCCTTCTCCTTGGACAACACGAGGTTGAAGGTGCCCTTGTGGATGATCGACCAGAGGAACAGGATCGCTTCGACGATGGTGGAGGTCCCGAGCTGGCGGGCCTTCAAGATGTCGATGCGCACGGGCAGCCCGGCGTTGTACTGGCGCTCGACCTCGGCCACGATCGCGTGCTGGGTCCAGCGGTAGTTCGGTGTCTCGTCCAAGTTCTGGGTGCGCGCACCCTTGGTGCGGATCTTCAACTCCCGAAGGAGCGGCCAGAGGTCAAGGGCGGGCACGGGCCCTATTCTCCGTCGGTCTCCGCCCCTTCGCGCACCACGAACCGCGAGGGGAGCGTGGTCGTCTCGGACCGTCCGGTGCGCATGTTCTCCATGGAGGCAGCAAGGCGCTCTGCGACCTCACGCTGGGCCGAGGACGCGCGCTTGCCCTGGCTGGCGATCTGGCGGGCGAGGACCGAGGTGGCGATCTTGGTCACCTCGGCGGCCGAGCCGTGCTCCATGATCCACTGGCAGCGGCCGAGCGTCTTCCACTGGAGCCAGTCGAGGTACTCGGCCTGATCCGCCGTGCCGTACTCGGCAACGAGGACG